TTACTGCCAAGCCGCAAACACCTGTCCCGGCTCATTTCCCAGTTCAGGCGATGGCGGCGGTTTTCCATCCCGTCTATCCGGAGGAAACAACACGATCTCCACTGAAGCAGGTGCCGACGTTGGTTTCGGCAGACGACGTAACTGCTCAACTATTGCTGCGCACGCCGCGCTCTGGAATTTTCGCCCCGCCGCGCTTATCAGGCTCTTACCAGCAAACGCCCCTTTGTTGGGGTGTCGCCAGTACGTGTTCACGCTGGGCGGAAAAGGCAGGATCAGCTTCATACTTTCAGGTCCCTCTCATGTAACCAGTGGGTTGCACGCAGCCTTGCGTTTTCCTCACCGGCAAGCAGTGCGCGGATAATCCCGACCGCCTCGCTGTCGTCGTCCTTCACCGCGGTATGAAGCGTTATCCCCCGGGCCACGCCACGCTTTATCGTGATGACGCCTTTTTTCTCCAGTGCGCGAAGATGCTCCACCGCTGCATTCACCGAACGGTATCCCAGCATGGTTGCCACCTCCTGATTGGTTGGCGGGAAGCCACGTTCTTTCTGATAAGAAATCAGCATATCCAGCACCTGCTGCTGGCATTGAGTTAACGTCGTCATGCCGCCATCTCCCTGACCAGTTTTTCCGCCTGCTGGCGAACCTGCGCCAGAAACGCCTCACCACATGCCTCAAGTTCATCGCGCCCGATGTAGCTGATTGCCGGTCCCTTCCAGGTCTTGTCAAAAACAGCAATAGCACCAGCGAAAAAAGCTCCTGTCGGTACCTGCTTCTCGTCTTTCGGGATAAACCAGACAGGCAGTTCAAAACCAATACGCCCGCGAATAAAAGCAATATGATCTGCATCTTCCGGCCACCACACTTCGCTGGTGGCAGCTTTGATCAGGAAAACATAGCGCCCGCCCTTATCACGCATGGCACTGGCATGTTTCATGATGTAACGCATGCCGGTGATGTATTGCCCCTCATGCTGACTGGCGCGGCTGTATGGGGGATTACCAAAGGCAGCACCTTTAAGCTCCGCAAGACGTTCTGACCAGTCATGCGCCAGCGCGTTGTCTTCCGCCGTGTAATACGCGGCACATTTGGCGTTATCACCGTCAGTGAACAGATCCAGAACAAACGGGCCAAACAGGGTGTTAATTCCCCAGAAAATGTTGTCCGGCGTGCGCCACTGATCGCCCACTTCCTTCAGTTCATGGGCTGGTTTGTTCCGCAGTTCCACCAGCGCCTGGCAATATTTATTACTCATTAAGCCCCCACGTAATTCCCTGACAGATACCACTCTTCACCCGATGCAGCGCGCTTGCTGCTTTTCCGTAAGCACCGCTCACGACGCGTCAGAAAATTGTTTCGTTCTGGCTGGGAGTGGCTTTCACGGAATGCCGCCATCCACACGGTTGCAGCACGACGGTATAAGCCCCTGGACTCCAGTTCTTCCGCCTGGCGGGTCAGGCACAAAATCACACGGGGATCGTTAGTGCCGACATAGAAATTGCGCACAGGTCTGGTTTCACGAACTGGTTGTGGTTCCGGTTCCTGCGCTCTCTCAGTCAGGCGCGGGAAATGTCTGCGTGTATCTCCTTCACAACGGTGAGCCACACGCCCACTCTGACGTAACTTGCTTGCTGACTGCAGAACGCGCTGCCGTGAGTAACCGGCAAAAGCATCCGCAATATCTCCGGAAGTACAGCCCGGATGGGCTTCAATGAATTTCTGAACGTCATTCAAAAGACTCATGCTCACCCCCTGAATCCTGCCGGGATCTGGCTGTAGTCCACGTTGTCGTAACTGGCTTTGAAGTACGGGTCTTCGCGTTTTTCGGTGTACGTGCTGACGGACGGCGATAAGCGCAGGGAAAGCTCATCCCATTTTTCCCGCAGCTTCGACGGGCTGAGCACGTTACGGCACCAGAACGGATCGCGACTGACGCGGCTGTACATCTCGCAGATTTGTTTATGAGTACGACCATCCTGCACACACATCAGGCGAATTTCGTTTGCCCAGGCTGTCCAGTTCGGTTCTTTGGGACGAACCACCTCGCCGTCACATTCGGCGGCCTGCTCGTACAGGGCGATGATTTTTTTCCAGAGCCACTGTGCGCAGGTCAAATCATCCTGCGTTCCCCACTGGCGCTTTTTAGGGCTGAATACAACCGCATCAGGATGGCGAGTTAAAAACTCCTGTTCAGCCGTCTGCGTGTCCGGTTGCGAAGCGTCCGGACGAGAAGTTTTTTTATCTGACGGATCATGTTTTGATTTTACTGACGGATCCCCGCCAGATTCTGACGGGTGAAAACCCGCTTTTTTGCCAGATTTCGACGCATCAAATTTTGACGGGTCAGATTTTGATGCGTCAGATTTTGACGGGTCAGAATCTGACAGTTGAGAAAATGCCGCTGCCTGAAGCTTCGCAACGTTAAGCTGATAAACATTCGACGCATTGCGGTTACCCTGGCGACGCGCCTTACGCGTTAACCAGCCTTCTGCTTCCAGCCGTGCGATAGCCGTTCTGACGGTACTCATCCCCGCGCCAATCTGACGGGCAATGGTTTCAATTGATGGCCAGCACACACCTTCGTCATTACTGAAATCAGCCAGGCGGGCCATAATTGCCACGCTGGATAATTTCATGCCTGACGCTGCGCAACCATCCCATACATAGCCGGTTAATTTAGTGCTCATGACCGACCTCTATTTCCCTGAATTTACGACGAAACTGTTCGAGCGGACTGAAGCACTCATGCTCATAGCCTTCGCGGAGGTAGATAACCCGTTGTGTTTCCGGTTCCCAACGAATGACTCTGACGGGCACTCCGTAGTGATCTTTGAACCAGCGGTTAACTTGTCGCAAAGGACTGTCTCCTTCTGCCGGTTGAAATCACCCACAGCCCACTCTGCAAAGCTGTGGGTTACAATTTCCCTGTCACCTGGTACATTTACTGCATAGCAATACTCCACCTTCGCTTTTCCACCCGGTACAGGAAGCGCAATCAGTTGCGAGCGACGGTAGTGTGTTGTTAAACTGTTCATGCGTTAGTTTCTCCACAGTCACGACACGCCACGGCGCCCGGAGCTGCACACTCGCGGGCGTCATTACTTTCTGAAATGCAAAAGATTTTGTAGACCAGTGCTGCATGCTCCTGCAGCTTCGAAATTGAGAGATATAGCTCGTCGTTAATTGCAGTTTTCTCATGCGGTTCCACTACACCGTCTTCGATTGCTGAACGAATCTGTTTTGAATAACTGCCGATCTGTTCAATGACCTCCAGCAGGCGTTGGTTGATATCGGCGTTGTCCACATCCTCGACATCAGGAAGAGACACAAAGACGCCATTTGCAGACTGCGCCACAGCGTCAGCAATGAAGTGAGTTCCACCAGCACGTTGCAAAATCATTGCCCATCCCAGCGGGAAAATCTGATCGCCATCGGCACGAAGGCGGTTAAATAATGCGTTCTCTGTTACATCCAGCCAGTCAGCAGCTTCAGCGTACCCCCCCGGCAACGCTGCGATAGTTTTTCTGACAGCTTTCACGTACCACTCAGGCTGTTTTTCTACTTTCCAGTGATGCTTACCCACGGTTCACCTCCTGTTCCTGTGGTTTAAACCCATTCTGGTTTTGGCTAGATTGAAAACGTGCCGGATAAAGAATCTGCATTTCGCTGACTTCACCCTTAAAAAAATTGGCTAAACGTTCTGCAAGCTCGATAGATGGAATCTGCTCCAGCCTCTCAATACGACTCAACGTCGCTGGATTGACTTGAACACCCGCAGCAACATGCTGCAAAGTGAAACCATGCGCCTTACGCACATTTCGTAATGGTGATTGCATACGCCCTCCAAATATTGCGCGTTATGCATGTTATTTCACGCAATTATTTTGCGCAAGTTGATTTGCTTATCACGCAATAAAGAAATGTAATAAACGCATGAACATAGGAAACCGAGTCAGACAACTTCGCCAAGCGAAGAACATGAAAATCGCCGATCTCGCTGAAGCGATAGGAGTAGATGCGGCGAACATCTCGCGCTTAGAAACGGGTAAGCAAAAACAATTTACCGAACAAACACTGAGTAATATTGCCAAGAGCTTAGGTGTTGATATTGCTGATCTCTTTACCTCTGCCCACAAAAGTAATACTGTATATAAAAACAGTAATAATGAGGATGTTGCGCAGGTGAAGGATGTGTTCCGTATTGAAATGCTGGATATCAGTGCCAGTGCGGGAAATGGCCTTATCCAGGGCGGTGATGTCATTGATGTGATTCATGCCATCGAATACAGAACTGATAATGCTGTATCAATGTTCGGCGGACGACCAGCCAATCACATCAAAGTTATCAACGTTCGTGGGGACAGTATGTGTCCAACCATTGAGCCCGGAGATCTCATCTTCGTTGATGTCAGCATCAATCAGTTTGATGGTGATGGTATATATGTCTTTGGTTTTGATGACAAAATATACGTTAAAAGACTTCAAATGATTCCTGACAAACTGCTGGTGATTTCTGATAACCAGATTTACCGTGAATGGGGAATTACTAGCGAAAACGAACACCGATTCATGGTCTTTGGAAAGGTCTTAATCAGTCAGTCGCAAACCCTTAAGAGACATAATTAACCTCAATATCCCATCCATCGGCCACCGAAAGGTGGCTTTTTATTACCTATAAATTTGCATATCTCGCAAATATCACTTGCATGTCTCGCAATTTAATTTTATCTTTTGTTCCAGACCAACTACAGGATTACAACAAAATCTGGTTGCAACACGGTGCATGTGTCGTAAGCAGTCAGTAAATGTCAAAAACGAACAGGCAGGACGCCCACGAAGTAGCCGCCTGGGGCATATGAAGTCCAGGATGATTCGTTGAGTCATGTTGTGCCACTAGGCACTCATGTTAAAGCAGGTGTATGAAATGAAAGTCCAGATTTTAAACAATAACTGTGAAGTCGTTTGGTCATACGACATAGCCGCCCCTGTAGATCAGAGCGGCGATAGCTGGACCAATGGGAAACATCAGATTATGGCTGGAGTTGTGTTCTCTTTACGCCGTGCTTTGGAACAGGCTGAAGTATTTCCATCAGACCCTGAATGGAAATGGCCTTTTTCTATTTGTCCAAATTCGGAGAGCACATTTCAGAAAATTGGTCAGAAAGTCGCACTCGAAGAGCATCAGCCAACTGTTTCCTGATTTTTTCAGGTAACTCGTCGGCATCGCAGAAACAACAACGCTCGATCATGTTGAAAGCCGATTCGTAGAACTGTTTCTGCTGAGTGTCGCTGAGACAGGAAAAGAGCGACGTTACGATGATTTTATTAATTGCATTATCAAGTTCTTTTTCATCAAAAGTCATTTGATTTTCCTTTTATGTATACGGGCTTAAAAGGATACCACCGAGCCTGAAGTGGTGAAAAGACAGGCACATAACAGCTAAGTATTTTCAACCAAAGAGAATCCTTAGCGTTGTGGTGAATGCGGCTCAGCGCACGCGGGTTAAGGTTGAGGCTGACAGTCGACCTTCTGTGGATACCCACCCGTCTGGTGTGCAACCTTCGCCAGGCACCGGGAGGCACCCGGCACCACAACTTTATGCTGTGTGTAGTCCTGGCGGTACCAGTTTGTACCCTTGCTTCCGGCTGGTACCGTCCTTTTTACAAAACAGAGAAGAGCATCACCGGACGACGGGCTCATAACCCAATCCATCCGGGCGGCTGCCACCGCAGGTGTTCTTCTCTGTTTTGTGGAGAAACTAATCGGCCTTGCAGGGTCGATATGATGAGGAGCAGCAAAATGGCTAGCGAACGCAGTACTGATGTACAGGCATTTATCGGGGAGCTGGACGGCGGCGTATTTGAAACCAAAATCGGCGCAGTTCTCAGTGAAGTCGCTTCCGGTGTGATGAACACGAAAACCAAAGGTAAGGTCTCACTCAACCTGGAAATCGAACCATTTGATGAGAACCGTGTGAAAATCAAACACAAACTCTCATATGTTCGCCCGACTAACCGCGGGAAAATTTCCGAAGAAGACACCACCGAAACGCCGATGTATGTCAATCGCGGTGGTCGCCTGACTATTCTGCAGGAAGACCAGGGACAATTACTGACTCTTGCCGGTGAACCTGACGGAAAACTCCGCGCAGCAGGTCATTAATATCGTTCTTAATTAACTGATTATTTATCTCATCACTGAATATCTTTATATAGTGAGGACTTATTATGTCTCAGAACTTAGACGCAACCGCAATTAATCAAATCCATGCCCTTATTTCTGCTCAGGGTGTTAATGAAATTATCAGTAAGATTGGTGCCGATGCTGTGGCATTGCCTGAGAATTTCCGCATTCATGATCTGGAAAAATTTAATTTAAATCGCTTCCGTTTCCGTGGTGCGCTTTCCACTGCCAGCATCGATGACTTTACCCGTTATTCTAAAGATCTTGCAGATGAAGGCACCCGCTGCTTTATCGATGCTGATAATATGCGTGCCGTCAGTGTGCTTAACCTGGGTACTATTGATGAACCAGGTCACGCAGATAACACCGCCACTCTCAAACTGAAAAAGACAGCACCGTTCTCTGCTCTGTTGTCTGTTAATGGCGAGCGTAACTCCCAGAAATCACTGGCAGAATGGATTGAAGACTGGGCCGACTACCTTGTGGGCTTTGATGCTAATGGTGACACCATTCAGGCAACAAAAGCGGCTGCGGCGGTCCGTAAAATCACGATTGAAGCAAACCAGACCGCTGATTTTGAAGATAATGACTTCAGCGGCAAACGCTCCCTGATGGAGTCTGTCGAAGCGAAGACCAAAGACATTATGCCAGTGGCATTTGAATTTAAATGCATTCCGTTTGAAGGTCTGAAAGAACGTCCGTTTAAATTACGCCTCAGCATTATCACTGGCGATCGTCCGGTACTGGTTCTGCGCATTATTCAGCTGGAGGCGGTGCAGGAAGAAATGGCTAACGAATTTCGTGATCTGCTTGTTGAGAAATTCAAGGACAGCAAAGTAGAAACCTTTATTGGTACTTTCACCGCCTGATTTCATTACTGCAAATGCCCCTGCGGGGGCATTTATGGAAACGTAATTTACTCAATAATCGCCGGATGGTGAGGGATTCTTTTTACCAGAATTCAGCGCGGTGCAGCGCATATACGTGGAGAACAAAATGTCATTTATTAAAACTTTTTCCGGGAAGCATTTTTATTATGACAGGATAAATAAAGACGACATCGATATTAACGATATCGCGGTTTCCCTTTCAAATATCTGTCGCTTTGCCGGTCATCTTTCGCACTTCTACAGCGTCGCCCAACATGCGGTTCTTTGCAGCCAGCTGGTGCCGCAGGAATTTGCTTTTGAAGCGTTAATGCATGATGCAACAGAAGCGTATTGCCAGGACATTCCCGCACCACTGAAACGCCTTCTTCCTGACTATAAACAAATGGAAGAAAAAATAGACTCCGTAATCCGTGAGAAATACGGATTACCCCCAGTTATGAGTACGCCCGTGAAATATGCCGATCTCATCATGCTGGCAACCGAACGCCGCGATCTCGGGCTTGATGATGGCTCTTTCTGGCCTGTACTGGAAGGTATCCCGGCAACAGAGATGTTCAACGTGATTCCACTGGCACCGGGCCATGCCTACGGGATGTTTATGGAACGCTTTAACGAGTTATCGGAGTTACGCAAATGCGCATGAATGTTTTCGAAATGGAAGGGTTTCTTCGTGGGAGATGTGTACCGCGAGATCTGAAAGTAAATGAAACAGATGCTGAATACCTGGTGCGTAAATTCGATGCGCTTGAAGCTAAATGTGCAGCACAGGAAAACAAAGTAATACCAGTGTCAACTGAACTGCCACCAGCAAATGAAAGTGTTTTGTTATTCGATGCTAACGGAGAAGGCTGGCTAATTGGCTGGCGTTCTCTCTGGTACACCTGGGGACAAAAAGAAACCGGAGAATGGCAGTGGACATTTCAGGTCGGGGACCTTGAAAACGTCAATATCACTCACTGGGCAGTAATGCCAAAAGCACCGGAGGCTGGAGCATAATGACCACTTTTACCGACAAAGAACTGATTAAAGAAATTAAAGAGCGTATCAGCAGCCTTGACGTGCGAGACGATATTGAGCGCCGTGCTTATGAAATCGCACTCCTATCTCTGGAAGTAGAACCAGATGAACGCGAAGCTTATGAATTATTCATGGAAAAGCGTTTCGGTGACTTAGTAGATCGTCGGAGAGCAAAAAACGGCGATAACGAATACATGGAATGGGATATGACTCTCGGTTGGATCGTCTGGCAGCAACGAGCTGGTATCCATTTTTCAACAATGTCACAGCAAGAGGTGAAATAATGGAGCCATACAGCCTCACACTCGATGAGGCCTGTCATTTTCTCAAGATATCCAGACCGACTGCCATTAACTGGATACGCACAGGGCGTCTTCAGGCAACACGCAAAGATCCCACTAAGAATAAATCTCCTTACCTCACAACACGACAAGCCTGCATTGCGGCTCTTCAGTCTCCGCTGCATACTGTCCAGGTGAGCGCGGGTGATGGCATAACAGAGGAAAGAAAATGTCACTCTTCCGCAGAGGTGAAATATGGTACGCCAGTTTCACATTGCCGAACGGTAAAAGATTTAAACAGTCTCTTGGAACAAAGGACAAAAGGCAGGCGACAGAACTCCATGACAAGCTAAAGGCTGAAGCATGGCGGGTCAGCAAACTTGGTGAAATACCTGATATAACGTTCGAGGAAGCGTGTGTCAGGTGGCTTGAAGAGAAAGCACATAAAAAATCACTGGACGATGACAAAAGCCGGATCGGATTCTGGCTTCAACATTTCGCAGGAATGCAACTAAGAGACATTACTGAATCAAAAATTTATTCAGCAATGCAGAAAATGACGAACCGGCGTCATGAGGAAAACTGGAAACTCAGGGCAGAAGCATGCAGAAAAAAAGGGAAACCTGTTCCAGAATACACGCCAAAACCAGCGTCCGTTGCAACGAAGGCTACGCATCTTTCATTTATAAAGGCCCTACTAAGAGCCGCAGAGCGTGAATGGAAAATGCTGGATAAGGCACCAATTATTAAAGTGCCTCAACCAAAGAATAAACGGATCCGCTGGCTGGAGCCCCATGAAGCACAAAGGCTGATTGATGAATGTCCGGAGCCATTAAAGTCTGTTGTTGAATTTGCACTGGCAACAGGCTTAAGACGCTCGAACATCATCAACCTTGAATGGCAACAAATAGATATGCAGCGCCGGGTGGCATGGATAAACCCGGAAGAGAGTAAATCAAACCGCGCAATCGGCGTTGCGCTGAATGATACTGCATGTCGCGTTTTGAAAAAACAAATCGGGAATCATCACCGTTGGGTATTTGTGTACAAGGAAAGCTGTACCAAACCAGACGGAACGAAAGCGCCAACAGTAAGGAAGATGCGGTATGACGCAAACACAGCCTGGAAAGCAGCGCTGAGACGGGCTGGTATTGATGATTTCAGATTTCACGACTTGAGACACACCTGGGCAAGTTGGCTGGTTCAAGCCGGAGTCCCGTTGTCAGTGTTACAGGAAATGGGAGGCTGGGAGTCTATCGAAATGGTTCGTCGATATGCTCACCTTGCACCTAATCACCTTACCGAACACGCACGGCAAATAGACTCGATCCTGAACCCATCGGTCCCAAATTCGTCCCAGTCAAAAAATAAGGAAGGTACTAATGATGTGTAACTTATTGATTTAAATGGTGCCGATAATAGGAGTCGAACCTACGACCTTCGCATTACGAATGCGTAAATTGATCTTGTAAAATCAATACCTATCGAATTTAAATGGATTTTTTGCCACAATATTGCCACAGTTCGTTAGGAATCAGACAGAAATGGCGACTATACGCAAACGTGGTAACTACCAATGGGAAGCTCAAATCCGTAAACGTGGTTTTCCCTCTCAAACCAAAACCTTTAACACCAAAGTAGAAGCAGAAGCTTGGGCCAAAATGATCGAGTCAGAAATGGCGAGAGGAGTTTGGCTTAGCCGCAGCGAAGCGGAATCTACGACATTGTATGAAGCCCTAACGCGATATGAAAAAGAGATTGTTCCCGACAAAAAAGGGGCAGTGCAAGACCGATCATTGGTGCGGATACTAAAAGGCACTCAGCTGGCGAAAAACTATATGGCCAGCATCAGGAGTGCCGATGTCGCCAAGCTGAGAGATGAATGGTTGAAAATCTATGCTCCTGCAACCGTTTTAAGGCGTTTGGCCTTACTTTCTCATGTATTCAATGTTTCGCGGAAAGAATGGGGCATGGAGAGCCTGCTGAACCCCGTAGAGGCCATTCGTAAACCCCAACCCAAGAACTCCAGGACCAGACGCCTAGAAGCGCTGCCTGTAGTTTCTGAGAAAACCGGTGTTACGTCAGGAAAGCAAATAGCCAACGAGATCGAACATATCATCGCCGCAACACATTCATTAGTATTGCCAGCAATCATTCTTCTGGCGTTAGAGACAGCCATGCGCCGTAGCGAAATCGCAGAGCTTCGATGGCGCTTTATCGATCTTGATCGGCGAGTTGCACATCTGCCGGATACTAAGAATGGTAATGCCCGCGATGTCCCTTTATCAACGAAAGCCATTACGATACTGTCCAGTCTCAAGGAACATTCTAAGCCAGCTGCTGATAAGGTTTTTGATATGCGTGCAGACGCGATTACCCGAGCTTTTGACCGAGCTGTAAAACGAGCCAGAGAACGATACGAGAAAACAAACTCATTATGTGATGAATCTTTCCTTAAAGATTTAAGATTTCATGACCTTCGACATGAAGCAACTTCTCGACTTGCTGAAATTTTCCCTATGCATGAACTAACCAAAATTACAGGACATAAAGATCCAAGAATGCTAATGCGGTATTATCATCCAAAAGCTGAAGATTTGGCGTTAAAGTTGAAATAAGGACGTTGTATGGATTATAAAAATAAGTTAGTTGATGCATCACCAAAATTAAACAACCCTCAACTATTGGCTATAATATACTTAATACCTTTTGGATACTTGATTGTAGAAAACCCATTATGGCTAGAAAATATATACATTGCCGCTCCAATTTTCCTATCATCTATAGCTTTATTAACCAGTGTATACATAGGATATCGTGATTTATTAAATAAAGTATTTAATAATGCAGTAGTTAAATGGGGCGTAACTGGCTTTACATATTCCGTATGCTTATGGATCGCAAAGTTTAAGCTTGACATAGCTTATGGTATAGTCCCAGAAAACCTTAATTACTCGACATTAGCTTATGCTTTCATGCTCTCATTTCCAATAGGGGCAATGATTTGTGCAATTACAGTCTATATATACATATTTTTGCGAGATGTATCCCCAGCAAAAATAGTAATATCCTCTATGATTTCAGTATATATTGGAAGCTTGGCTCAACATCATATACAGATGAACAATCTTCCTGAAAAAATAATATTAATAGGACTTATAATTATGGTCCCCTATAACATGGTCAATTTAGCTAGTTCATTAGTTATTAAAAGGAAATTTAATTTTAATCGTTTAGTATCAGGCTTATCCCTTTTTGCTGTGTCAGTTGCTCTTTTTATTATTAGCATGACAGCAATGAAATACATTGAAAGATTTCAAGAAAAGTTTATTTTTCTCGATGCAAGAACATCTACGACATGTGGTAGCTCAGAAAGCAAATCTCTTTATATTGAAAAAAATGAAAATCAGTGTTATAAAATATCAGGAAATAAATTCTCGGAGTTAAGACTAACTCTTGTAGATAAAAACATCTTGAATATAAATAATAAAGGCACTTCAACTTATGAACAAAAATAACCCTGCTAATTCATTTTCTATAGAAGCAAGGAAAGAAGCTTTTCGGAGAGCTGAAGCCAGTCTTTTTTTATCAAGTAAAGATCCCAAAGGCTCCTCATTTTTTAATGAAATAAAAACTAAGGTAATCAATGGAGAGCTAACCTATGAAGAGGCAAAGAGAGAAGTATTAAATTATCACATTGAACAATCTAAAAATCAAAATAAAAGAGGCTAA